TGTTCTTGTTGCCGAAGAGGTTCTTGGATTCGATGGGCATGATATTTCCTGAGAGATTTGAGAGAGAGATGCGGAGCGGGATCGCCCCATAAAAACGATGAAACGTTACTGACGGTCTTGCTGAAGCTGTGCTTCGATGTCTTCTACGAGGTCAAAGGGAAGATCATCGAGCAGTTCTTGAGACATGAAAGCACCTGAACAAACGAAAAAGATTGAGAGAATGGGGAGCTGAGAGACTCCCCAACAGCCGCGTAGCGGCCAGCAGCCTAGGCGAACAGCTTGCGCTTCTTGAAGTACGCAACCATTTCAGCCTCGGAGCGTGCGTATTGCGCAGCGATGTACTGAAGGGTGACGACGCGGCCAATCTGGGCAAGCTCGTCCTGGATCTGCGTGTGATCCAGTCCTCGTGCCCATGAATCTCCGATGAGTTCGTCGGTCGAGTACAGACGGTTGAGTGCCTCGCTACTTTGCTTACCGTAGGCACGAACGTGATGCACATGCTCTTGGCCAAGACGGCCGGTGTAATGGAGCGTCATATTCCTTTCCTTGGCTCAGAAATGAAAAAGGCCAGCGTAGTAGCTGGCCTATGTGTTTGATTCTGTTGCGATTACTTGTTGCGGATCAACTGAGCATCCAGCACATGAAGTTCATCGAGCTCCGAGTCGATGTCCCGGTCGTAATCATGCTGCGTGAGTGATTGATACTGCCCAACTTCCAGCGCCGGCTTGTCTGCGGTGTACGGTGCAATGCGCTCGGCGCAGATGACTAGTGCGGCACGGATTTGTTCTTGCGTTGCTTTATCGCTGGCGACGAGCTTGATCGAGAATTCCATGTTCTTTCTCCTTGGTTCAAACGATTTGATATTGGGTGCAAGCGTAAAAGCGCTTGAGCACGGATTGTAGATGCTGTTCGTCCATCGCCCGCACACAGAAGGTGCGGCCCGAGGTGAGCGAGCGGACACGAAAGAAGGCCATGGCCTATCCTCTCAATGGACTATCTCAGGGGAAAGCGCCAGCCCGCTAGGGCTAGGCGCAGCGCACCACCGACTCAGTGCGTGGAGTACCACGGCTGATTGATCGACCACGACAGCCCGAGAAGCATGAGGCCGCCGACTACACCAAGGACATCGGACCACGGATTGAACGGATGCAGCACGCCGACTGCCATGAGCACACCCATGAAGATGAAGCAGATGCCCATGACACCGAAAATGAACGAGAACAGCACGTCGATTGCACGCATACAGCCTCCAGAAATGAAAAAAGACCAATGGATGAACCCAAGATGGCTCATCGATTGGTCCTAAAAAGGAATGGCCCAGCCTCCGTAGAGACCGAGCCAACGGTTTGTTACGCCGGTTGCAGACCGATGTTGTGCGACTTGAGCAGCGCACCGATGCGATCCACAGCCGACTTGTACTGATCCGTGTACTTCTGATTCTTGTCGAGGAACTCGTCCACACCCTTCTGACGGACGATCTCCTCCATGGCTGCTTCCTGCTGCAAGGTGACGGCCAGCGATTCCAGACGCACCACATTGCGAGCACGCTGTTCGAGCGATGCCACCTTCACATACTCATCCAACATGCCGATGCCCTGAGTGACCGTACCCAAGGTCGTGCTGACTGCCACTGCTGCATCCGTGACCGTGCCCAGAACCGTGCCAAACGTCATGCGAGTCGTGCTCATGATGAACTCCAATTAGAACCAAGTTTGAGGAAGAAGGTCCAGCCTAGGATTTAGGCTGAACCCAGAAAAAGAGCGGATGCAAATGCACCCAACAACTGCGTAGCAGTAGAGAGATAATCACTGAGTTACCACTCGATCAGCACTCACCCTCTATTAGGAGGAGCTGAGTGTGTACTCAGCGTGTATTCAGTTAGAACGGAATGTCCGAATCATCGGATGAACCGTAGTCGATGATGATCTCAACTACCTCATCACACTCACCGCACTCAGGACTGTGATCACACATGTAGTCAGACATGTCATCCCAACCCATTCCCATTGCCTCAACCTCATGTGCATACAGCATGACCAGCCTCCGATGATTGAATAGCTCAGCACTGAGCACCGCCAGTCGCGTAGCGACAGCGATGCCACAGGCATCAGCGACGTGTACGTGTACCAGCCTCAATACATAGGGGTGGCCTGCGAATACAGAGAGAACAGGCATACCGGGGGGGTAGTGTGCGTGTGTAAAGCCGGAGGGCCACACACTGCTACAAGACCTAGCTATGAGAATTCCTGGAAACCGTTGCCTATTTTTTAGGCACTCGCTCGAGCGGGGCGGTCCAAAAAATTGGCCAGAATTTTTTCTGTATAGGCGAGGTTATTGCTCAGAATTCCCAGATCATCAGGGAGAAAACCATGACAGAAGCGGACTTCGTAGCCAATCTGGGCATGCTGTTGCGCGATCAACCCCGCTTCACGGCGGCCGAGTTGACGGACTGGGCGGTGGCTTACTGGGATGGGGATCGGGTGCAGTTCGTCTTGCTGGACGAAGAAGGCCGCGATCTGGATGACGGATTCGAGCTCGATGACTTCGCCTGGGCGCCCTTGGCGGAGCAGTTTTCCTCCTGGCTCAAGCGCCCTGTGTTCTCCAGGCGCGAGCAGCTGCAGGACTGGCTGATGGACGCACCGCCGCTGGAATCCGGAATCTGACTAAGAAAATCACTACATCTGATAAGTGTCCAACGATGGGAAGGTTGAGTGCGTTGCAGCTCGCTGACCAGGGGTCAGCTCGCGTTTATTCGGGACTCTCGAAGTCGCACCAATCGCAGCGGCCATCGATGAGCTTGGCGCCACATCGGCTGCGCGCGGTGTCTTTCGGCTCGACGCTTTCACACGAGCCGTCATCGTCGGCGGTGTAGTAGACCCGGACGAAGTCCTGCCGCTCAAGCTGGAAGGTCGAGCCAAAGGAGGAGACCTCATACACCAGGCGCTGTGGCTTGCCGACATTACGGATCTCACGGATAGTCCCGCGCCCAGTGCCGGGCAGCTTGCTGGACTCAACCAGATCCCCAACCAGTGCCTTGCGGCGGGTGTCCCACGGATTGTGTGTCTTCATTTTCAACTAACCGTCCTTTCCCCTGGTTCCAAACGAAGCATAACCCCCAAAAGACAAGGGAGAGTAACCCCATGGCGAAGGCGCTCTCCCTTGACTCCTGTCTTGATGAACGGTCCAGGCTCCGTATCCCATCACCGGCTGACTACTGACCATGGCACGAATCAGTAGAGGAGTTCGCCGGCTGGAACTGCGGTGGTTATTGTCCCCACGCCCGCTAGGGTATCGACGAATCGACTATCGGTGGGGAGCCAGAAAGAAGGAAAGAACTCCCCACAGCCGAACGTTAACATTGGGCAATCGGTAATACAACGTACTACGGCAAGAATCCAACGGGGCGAGCCCGGCAATTTGACATTATGGTTCTAATGTTGAGTTTTCCGGCGCGTGCCCAGCTGCAGAAAGACCAGCAATAGCAGGGGCAGTAACGCCGCCAGTGTCAGGGTGGCGTTCTTGGTCTGGGCGTCTACCAGCACCGGCAGCGCCAGTAACAGAAGCAGCAGAAAGAACCGCTGGGGTTTGCTCGTCGCGTTGTACCAGGTCTGCATGTCTCGTCCTCGGGAGAAAAGCCGTCAGTTTAATACGATGATTCCCCTCGGGTCTGTCCTTGTGCGGCAGCACCATTGGAGGATCCCTCCCATTCCCATAAGGAAATAGAGTGGGGAAAAAACCATAGACGAATCCTAACATAGACTTTAGACTCCGTTTAGTCCATTTGTGGACTACCGAACAGACAAGGGATTACGACGATGGGTGATCGAATGGAATCAGCACAGGAAGTGGAAAAAATTTTGGCGGCGGCAGCTGTCGCGCCGCGGGTACGGCTGGGGGATGTCGAGCAAGCTATTCGAGAGGGCAAGGTGACCTACACCGTCCTGCCGAATGGCCGCACGACCGTGTGCTGCATCGAGCTCTTCAATGGCCGCTTCTCGGTGACGGGCGAGTCGAGCTGCGTGAGCAAGGAAAACTTCAACCAGGCGCTGGGCGAGAAGTTCGCACTGGAGCGCGCGACCGAAGACGTGTGGGCCGTGCTGGGCGCCGTGCTCGCGTATCGCCTGAACAAGGGCGAGCTCACGTCCACCACCTGGCTGGACCGTCTCAAGGCCGAGGCCAAGAACCGCCGCGCCGAGTTCGAGCGTCTCCTTACCTTCCTTGGCACGCCGGCCTACGAGCAGCTGCCCGACCAGGAGCGCCGCGATCTCGTCAAGCAACGTGAGTGCATGGAGGAGCTCTGCTGGATCCTCGACCGCCGCGTGAAACGGGCGACGCAGCCGCCAGTCGTTCTGGGCCACTGAACCAAAAGGCAAAACCGGGGGCTTCGGCCCCCTCTCTTTCACTGGGGGCTGTGCATATGCACTTCATCCAAGCCGTGATCGACATCGCCCAGGGACTCGGGATCGGGTTCCTCGCCTACCTCGGCACTGGCCTGATCGTGTCGGGCCTGCTGTATCTGCTCAAGAAATTACCATGCTGACCAAAGAACTCGTCGAACGGGCGGTGCCGCCCAACCTGAAGAGCGCGATCACCCCGCAGCTCGTGGACCTCGTCAACAACATCGCCGCTGACCCGCTCGTCGCTGAGCAGGTGCGCACCAACTTCATCAGCTACAGCTCGGTGCTCAAGGACGGCAAGTTCAAGACCGAGGACTACATCCATGCCTGTGCGTTCGTCGCCTACAAGCTGATGAACGACAGCAACAAGGATGCGTACTTCAAGACCTTCCCGCACCGGATGCAGGCACTACTGGCCAAGGGCGCAGACGAGAAGACCATCTCTTCCTACGTCTCGGCCTACGCCAAGAACAAGTTGGTGAACCTTGTTCTGGAACAGACCATCGTGCCGAGCTGGGTGATGAACAACCACCTGTATCAGGAGGCCATCACAACCCAAGCCAACCTGATGAGAAGTGCGCAGAGTGAAAAAGTCCGGCAGGAAGCTGCCAACTCACTGCTCACTCACTTGGCTAAACCCAAGGAAGCAGCCGGTGTAATCAACGTAGACATGCGGGAAACCTCCGGCATGACTGAACTCAAGGACATGTTGAACAAGATGGCCCAGCAGCAACGTGAACTCATTGCCAACGGAACCACGGCACAAGAGATCGCAGGCCAAAGACTGATTGAAGCCATTGACGTGGAGGCGAAAGAGATCCCCTGATGCTAATCCAACAAGAGCTTGACGCATGGCTCGACCAGGTCAATTACTCAGAATTGAACGCTGCGAGTTACATGCCAAGTGAGTTTGCCCTGTCTTTCATGAACTTCATCAAGCTCGTGAATGGCGAACAGGGCGAATCTCACAAGACACCGCCGGTTCACCTGAAGATGCTGGACAAGGTAGTCGATAGCCAGTCCGACTACATCGCCAATCTCTGTTTCCGGGGTGCAGCGAAAACTACTCTGTTCTTCGAGTATTTTTCCCTGTTCCTCGCAGTGTTTGGCTACTTGCCCAACTTCGGTAAGGTCGAGGCGATGATCTATGTGTCCGATTCGATGGACAACGGGGTGAAGTCTGCGCGCAAGAATATCGAGTTCCGCTACAACAACTCGGAGTTCCTGCAGCACTGGATCCCCAAGGCGACCTTCACCGACAACTACCTGGAGTTCGAATCCAAGGACGGCCACCGTCTGGGCATCAAGATGTTTGGTGCCAAGACCGGTATCCGGGGGACCAAGATCTTTGGTAAGCGCCCGAAGCTGTGTGTGCTCGATGACCTCGTGTCCGATGACGACTCGAAGTCCAAGGCCGCGATGATCGCCATCAAGGACACCGTCTATAAGGGCGTGAACCACGCACTGGACCCGACCAAGCGCAAGATCATCTTCAACGGCACCCCCTTCAACAAGGAAGACATCCTGATCGAAGCGGTGGAGTCGGGCGGCTGGGATGTGAACGTATGGCCGGTGTGTGAGCGCTTCCCGTGCACCGAGGAAGAGTTCGTCGGCGCCTGGCCGGATCGTTTCACCTACAAGTTCGTGAAGGACCAGTATGACCTGGCCGTCCTCACGGGCAAGGTTGCGGCATTCATGCAGGAGCTGATGCTGCGCATCTCCTCGGATGAGGAGCGGCTCGTGCAGGATGAGGAGATCCGCTGGTACAGCCGGCAGAACCTGTTGAACAATCGCAACAGTTTTAACTTCTACATCACCACCGACTTCGCTACGTCAGAAAAACAGACGGCTGACTTCTCCGTGATCAGCGTTTGGGCATACAATTCCAACGGCGACTGGTTTTGGGTCGATGGCGTGATGGAACGCCAGAAGATGAACAAGACGGTAGACGATCTGTTCCGTCTCGTTCAGCAGTACAAACCGCAGCAGGTAGGCATCGAGATCACGGGACAGCAGCAGGGCTTCATCTCCTGGCTCCAGAACGAACAGCTGAATCGCAACATCTGGTTCAGCTTCGCGTCGAGCGAGAAGAGTGGCACCCCTGGCATACGCCCAATCACCGACAAGCTCTCCCGCTTCAACTTGGTTGTTCCTTGGTTCAAGGCTGGGAAGTTCTTCTTCCCGGAAGAGATGAAGCAAAGCGTCATCATGGGACGAGCGATGAACCAGATCAAACTGGTCACATCCTCCGGCATCAAAGGCAAAGACGACTTCGTGGACACCGTGTCCATGCTGGGCTTCCTCAAACCGTGGAAGCCGTCTGACTCTGCGCCTGCCACCCCCGACGAAGTGCAGATCTTTGAGGACGAGGAACAGCACTCGGAACCGAGCGGCCTGTCCGCTTATATCGTGTGAGGGTGACGTGAACATCTCAGATCTTTTTGCCGATCTCTCCTTCGGCGAGCTGGCTACGCTTGCGCTCGCCTCGGACGGGGACGGTCTGATCACGGATGCGGGCAAGGAGCGGGTGATCCGCTTCGCCAATGACGGGCTGCTCAAGCTCTACACCCGCTTCGTGCTCAAGCAAAGCGATGTGCTCATCGATCTGGTCGAGCACATCACCAACTACCACCTGTCGAAAAAGTTCGCCCAGTCGCAGGCCGGCAATACCACGCAGACCGATCTCTACATCAAAGATCTGTACGAGGAGCCGTTCTCCGATGACGTGATCCGCATCCTCTCGGTGTTCAGCAGCGAGGGCGGTGAGCTGCGCCTGAATGACGAGAACGACCGCTGCTCGGTGTTCACCCCGCAGCCCACCGTGCTTCAGGTGCCGGATCCGGTAGACGGGGTGACGCTCTCCATTGGCTACCAGGCCAAGCACCCGGTGCTCACGCTCGCTGACCTCACGCAGGAGATCGAGCTGCCGGACGTGCTGCACCCGGCACTCAGGGACTGGATTGCGTACCGGGCCTTCAGCCAGATCAAGACCCAAGAAGCACAGGCCGATGCTCAAGAACACCTGTCGGCGTATGAGGCGACCTGCAACGAAGTGATCCTCACCGACGCTGTGAGCCAGAGCCAGTCAACGACCAACAACCGCTTTCAACAAAACGGGTGGGCATAACCTATGGGCATGAGAAACACGCTTGACCGCAAGAAGGTCAATGCGACACCCCCCATCGATAAGGCGCTCGGCACGGCCTACGATGTGGTGGCCTCGGTCGCAGAAAAGCTGCCGATCATCACGTACCTGGAACAGAACGTCGAT